AAGGACATCATATACATACGCAAGATGGTAAAGAATATTACATGCCTTGTAAAGACCATGATACGATAAAAGACTTAGATCTTGGAGAGTGTAATTGTAAAGAAGAAATGATAAGTCCAAATCCATGTCAGAGTGGATACGAACCATACGGACATAAAATAAAAGATGGTAAAAAAGTACCTAATTGTGTTCCTATACAAGCAAGTGAGTTAGATAAATTTTTAGCTACGCATGGAGAAGAAGTAGATGAGAACGAATGGACATTAGTTGCAGATACTAAGGTAGATGATGAGCATGAAGATTTTGATTTTGAACATGAGTTAAACGATATAGCTAGATACGAATTTAAAACTACAACAGGAACAGCGAGACCAAATAGTAGATCGGAACAAGATGGTATTGACAGAGATTTTAACTTGTATAAAGTTAGATACGAATATGCTGCTGGTAGAAATCCTGGAAACGGAAGGGAGTTTTGTAAGAAAATGATGGCTGCAGGTAAGGTATATCGTAAGGAAGATATATTAATGATGGGTAGTATCCCTGTAAATCCTGGATTCGGCCCTAGAGGTGCTGACACTTATAGTATATGGTTTTACAAAGGAGGAAAAAATTGTTCTCATTTTTGGAGAAGAAAAATATATTTTTATAAATTAGGAGTATCAACAGGAACAAAAATAACAGACGCTACAGACATAGTAGGAACAGTAGAAGCTAGATCTAGAGGTTTTAGACCAAAAGCAAACGATAAAAAAGTAAGTAGAATACCATATAACATGCCTAATAGAGGTGGATTAAATTAAAAAAAATGAATAAAAAAGAACAATTTTACAAAAACCTTAGTGAGTTTAACATACAGGAAAAACCTCAATTAGAAAAGGTTGAATTTAAAGACATTAAGACATTAGAAAAACTTGGCAAACAATTAGAAACTGCAATATCAAAATTAGATGATAGTAAAATTAAATCTGCAAAACTTAAATTTGATGATATAAATGTAGACTTATATAATGTAGGGCAAGAATTACAAAGAGCGCAAGACACAACACAGGAATTAGAATTAGACTTAAAGGATTTAAAAGAACAAATTAAAAAAGCTACTAAAGCTGAAGATGTTATTGATAAAAAATATACTAAAATAGATCAAAAATACGAAAAAGCTGCGCGTGACACTTTTGATGCTAACGATAAATACATAGCTAATTTTCAAAAAGGAGAAGCAATAGCAGATAAATTAGAACAA